AATCTTATCATGGTTGACAAGGATTTCTTCCTCGTCTGTATAAGGTTGCCAAGGTGATAACATCAATTGAATTGGTTTTCCTGGACCCATTTGTCTTGGAATAAGAACAAACGGTTTCTTTAATGTAACGATATGGTTATCGTCATGTGTAACCTCGCCGATTACATCTTCGCCTGTTGATAGACGAATTATCTTTATCATTTTCATATTCACTCCTTAATCATAATATAACACAACTAATCTAATTAGTCAATGCTGTATTTGGTTGTTATTACATATTTTCTTTGGGGATTAACCATAACATTTAATCTGTTCATAAATGCACGGTCAAATAGGATTAAAGTTCTTTCATCTCTATCATCCAAAGTAAATTCTACATCTTTATAAAGACCACCTGCAAACTCTACATCAAGTTTGATAACATATCTGGTCTCATCATAATCTCTTAAGCCACCAACTGAAATTTCTTCTTTACGAATAATATCACTTGTAATTGTTTTACCTAAAAGAGTCCATCTAATTTGTTTACCAGATACTTTGTAGCTGTCAGCGTGTATAACTGGCATACCAGAATTACCCGTATCAAACTTAGCGACAATTTCTCCGAAAGGTTTGATAGTGACCACTTCTTTGTAACCACATTCAGTTGGTACTTTGTATCTATTATCTTTATTAGCAAAGTGGCTGATAACAATGTTAGATATGTTGAGTTTAGTTGCATCTTCAATACCCTCAGTTCCAGGTGATGAGTTCACCTCTAAAAAATATGGTGGTTCTTTTTCCCTATTCTTACTAGGTATAAAATCAACCGCCGACCATAATCCGTTTACTGCTTTTGCGGCTCGTAAACATTCTTCAATTTCAAGTTCTGTTAATTTAATATTAACTGGTACAGAACCTTGTGATACATTTGACCTGAAATCACCTTCGATAACTGGTCGTTTCATAGCTGCAATCAATTTACCACCTAAGACATGAGCTCTTACATCATATTCTGTTTTGATATATGCTTGTGCTAATAAATCTGCGTCTTCATCTTGTTTATGTATTAATTGTACAATACTATCTAATGACTTTGCACTTTCTACAAATAATACACCAACACCTTTACTACCTCTAAGTGTTTTAAGAATAATAGGAAACTTTAAACCAGCCTCTTCTACCTGTTCAACTGATTTTTCGGGGTCATTAATTAAAATAGTTTTTGGTTCTGTTAAACCATAATCTGCAAGTCTTAATGAAGTTCTATATTTGTCTGCACAAACATTAATACATTGTCTATTGTTTACTAGACAAACATTGGCTCTTTCTAAGATAGAAACATAGTCTAACCAACTATCTTTTCTTGTAATAGAACCACGAATAACAGCAACGGTGTCGCTATCAATTTCAAAACCTTTCTTATCGTCTTTGTTATGAAATCTACGGACACCATCTTGGTATGTGGTATAACCACCAGTAAGTTTAAAAAGATAATGTGGATATTTTAACTTATCACATTCTTCTCTAAGTCTGTCTGCTGTATGAAAGGTCTTAGCCTCTTCAGGTTCATCTGTAATAATCAGTAACCTTAAAAAGTCTTTGTCTTTTTTAGCTTCAGAAATAAATTCTCTAAACTTTGGTACCTGCATCTCCGCCATCTGTTCCTTCAATCTTCTTGCCTATGTTATATTTAGCAGTTAAATTCCAATCACTCTTTTCTTTAAATGGTAATACTTTAATTTGACTTAATGGCGCTTTGTTTTCTACTCTTGTAGTATCAACAATGTCAATCAAATTCCAATCTTGTAATAACAATGCAATTGTATTTCTTCTTTGAATATCATTTTCAACCAAAGTAGATTTCTTACCATCTAAGGCAAACAATTCTTTAAAGTGTGTGATAAAATACTTACCTTGTTTATGTAAAATATGGCAAGATTGATATAGTGTCTTATCTTTACGACTAGCGACACCAATTCTAGTCAATGTTTCTCTAATTTTTAAAAAGTCGTCAGGCTGTTTGATTGTTACCTCTAACATATCACCTTGCGACCAGCTAATAATTTCTTCACTCATTTTTTTCTCCCACCTTTGTATAGGCTATTTCTTATAGTTTCAATCTGGTCTTTGGTAAGTAGTGTGAGAGCTTCTTTTGCTTTTGCATTGCTAAAACCATAATACTCTTTCACAATATCCATATCTTTTAACTTGGCCTGTGATAACCATTTACCACCAAATCGCTTTTTCTTACGGATACTATTTATAAGATAATGAAATTGCATAGTTTTAGGGAGAAAATGTAAACCATTCATTTCATTAGCGTGCATTATAGTATCGTAAAACATAGATAGACAACGATTAATTACGAATGGTGGATATTTCTTTTCCCATTCTGTATCATCACTGTCTAATAGGGGTTTTTTAGTTTCGTTAATCGCTTGTAAATAATCTTTCAATTCGTACATAATAAATCCTTAATTTGGAGCGGGTAGTGGGTATCGAACCCACGACCTCTTCGTTGGCAACGAAGCGCTCTACCACTGAGCTACACCCGCCTATACTCACACTATACCATATTTTTGTTTAGTATCTCTTATTATAGATTGAATAAGATTTTTTGCTCTTTCAGAAACATGATAAGTTTTGCCTTCAATTACAAATTTTCTAGGTCTTTCACCTGCTTTGGTGCCTGCTCTACCCATAATAGTAACAAACTGGTTTGGAAATATATCACATCTTTCTCTTATTGATGTAAGACTTTCTTCACCCCACAAAGTTTGAATTGTGCCTGTTCTTTTTACGATATTATCTAATAAGTCATTTCTTTCTAAAATTCTATCTTGTATATAGAAAGGTATTTTAGGTAGTATTTCTCTACTGTAAAAAGATTTTCTTATTTTATATCTTTCAAAATAATTAAACGCCACCTTTTCTTCATCAAAAATTTCTTTTGGATGTGTTGGAACAATGCCGATTAATTTGATAAGTCTGTTTGATGATTGGTGTTGTCTAAGTCTTTCAAGCACATCTTCAGCACAGCCTATTCTAATATCTCTTCCGTCATCTAAGAAATATTGTCCACTTGTATTGCTCATAATATACCTACTTAAAGTTACAGTTTGCCATTATCTCAGTTAAACAAGCGACCATATTGATTTCTTGGTCAGCAACAAAAGCAGCCTTGTATTGATAACCTGCAATAATTAAAACTGCTTGAGGTACAGATTTATTCTCTAATGCCTCATAAAGATTGTTGTAGATACTAGAAAACAAAGAAGATGGTTCTTTGTCAAGGTTATTAATAACCCATTTTCTCATATCATTAAATCTTTTTTCTTTAAGTATTGCGATTAGTTCTTTATTGGTTGCCTCAGAAATACTAAACAGAATACCACTATCAATTTCACCTCTTACGGAATACCTTTGAAGTTCATTAATAGTTCTACGGAAGTCTGGATAATGTTTTTGAATTAACTCAGCCAATACTTTCTTGTCAAACTTGATTTGTTCTGTAGTAAGAATATCACCAAGTCTTTTCATAAATGCATTGGCAGTTTTTACCTTTTGACCATTCTTAATCGCAAAGTCAATTACAGTACAACGACTATGCAATGCTGGAATAATTTTCATCTTGTAATTACAAGTAAAGATAAATCTACAGTTCTTGTAAAATGTTTCAATGAAATTACGCAAGGCAGGTTGTACGGACTCGGCATTCATATAGTCTGCCTCATCAATAATTACAACTTTGTGATTAGCGTCTTCGGTAAGTGATACAGTAGAAGCAAAGTTTTTAATCTTGTTTCGTAATGTATCAATTTGTCGGCCTTCATCTGACCCATTAATGATAATGTAATCAGCACCTAACTCTTCACATAAGGCTCGTGCTACTGTAGTCTTACCTGTACCGGCAGTACCACATAATAGTAAATTAGGTATTTCTTTCTGATTTAAAAACTCAGAAAAAGTTTTCTTTAGGTCTTCAGTGAGAATACAATCTTCAATTGTTTTAGGACGGTATTTCTCAACCCATAAGAATTCTGACATAATATAAACTCCACTTTATTCATTATTTAGTTTCTTCTTCATACTTATAAGTGACATCATAGCCACCTTTTCTATCAGTCCACCAATCGTCTTCTCTTTCATAGTCTAACTCAGAAACAAAGTCCCAAAACTTATCGGATTCTTCATCTGTAGGTTCTTCGCCATGTGGTTCTAAATTAGAACGCCACTCTTGTTCCTGGTGTGATATGATTTCTTTAAATCTTTGGACTGACCCAAATTCTTCTATGATTGCTTCATCATCCACATCATAGTTGAATTGAGATGCT